AGTAGAGTGCGTGATAACCTGTGGCAGCGTTACTGTGGCCTGTGGTGTTGCTGTAAAATGACTGATAACCGTTGCTTGTGTTACTGCTGCCAGTAGTCGTTGTATACCCAGACTGATACCCAATCGCAGTGTTGTTGGATGCGGTGGTGTTGGAAAGTAATGATTGTGACCCTATTGCAACGTTATATGACCCAGTTGTGTTGCCACTCAAGCTGTCTTGTCCTAGTGCAGCATTAAAGCTACCTGTGGTGCTTGATAGCATTGCAGATTCACCAACAGCAACATTTTTTTGACCGCTAGTGTTTGCAGTCATACTACTGGAGCCAAGGGCTGTGTTTGAATTACCTGACAGTGAACCATCATCCAACGCAAAGTTACCTAATGCTACGTTATTACTAGCAACAGGATAATTCCCGTCCAGCTTAATCGTGCCGCCATCAACTGACAGGTTGCTATTGATAGTCAAAGCACCAGTCATGGTATCGCCAGTGATCCTGACAAAACCAGTAGCTGTATCTAAGGCATTCTTTAGTTCACTAAAGACTATCTTCTTAGTTTCAGTTGCTGATGTATCTACAATAGCTATTGCATCATCGTCAGCTACGTTAGCCCCAGTAAGGGCTGTTAATTCTGAGATCTTTTGATCTGCCATTTTTATTATTCCTTATCCCTTATCTGAGTTCTGCCCAAGCATTTAATGCTGCACTACCTACAGCTACCCTGTAATATTGGTCATCTGGAATTATTGCACTAATGCTTGTCTGACCATCATTATCAAATTGACCACCTAATTGTACTGAACTGCTCATGTCGGAGTTTGAAGACACTTGAAAAATCATAGTGCTATTACCCGCTGGGCCACCCGTAACATTTACAGCTATTGGAATACCTGTAGTGTTTTGATAGATTGTATTAAAAGATCTGCTAGATGTAAGGTTTTGCCAAGTTTGATTAAAACCAAGACCTGTGACATTAGCATCTATAGCAGCTTTTACCTTAGCTGGTGACACAAGGCTTTCAACTGTACCTGTTCCAGTTTCCCATGTAGATGTAGCTTGATCCCCTAGTAAACCAGTTTGAGTGCCAGAAGTGTTTACTACCTGAGTATCATCTAGGATGCGAAACTTATCATTTGTTTGATCTAGGTAAGCTACAGGTATCCAAGCATCATTACCATTTGCTCTTATGTACAAGATAAAAGCATCAGTATCATACCACCACTGATTAGCGAAGGTAGTGCTAGGTGCAGCAGTCCCTGAGTTGTTTGTAGCTATAGCTGATAGAACGTTGTTAATGTCGGTTCTAGCATTAGCTGCTGTTTGGTTAGCTATGTTGTAGTCGTGTTGTGCCATATTAGTATTCCACTATCCCTTCCAAGACGCTTACGCTTGGCGATACATTGTTGTTGGTACTGTCGAGTTCAGCTTTGAATTTAAATGCTCTGCCTGTGAGTTCACCAGCAGCTACAACCCAAGATCCCCATGTAGGAGAGCCAGCAGGGTCATCATTAGTTGCAGCTACATAAACAGTTGTACTGAAGTCACCATAGGGTTGATCCTCATCTGACCAATCATCCCAATTATTAGGCCAAGTATCCCAGTTATTAGGTATGTCATCCCAATTTACTAGCCCACCAGAAGCATTAGCATGATGCCTAGTAGATGTTAAGTTAGTTGATACCCTGACAGTTCTAGTTGAGCCTGTGTCTAAGTACCCAGTAAACTCATATGTACCTGTAGAGGGTGCAGAAGCAAAGCTAGATAGTCTTAATTCATCAGGATCTGGGCCTGTAGCTACAGCTACGTTAGTCTTACTACCAGCGAAACTTGGGTTCTCAGTGTCAGTCTGTGATGTACCTAACTCAGGTAATTCAGATGGTAGAACAACAACAGAGGCTACAGTCCCTTCATTACCTGACTTGTCATAGGGTTCAATAAAGAATTTCCCTGAGATAGCTGGGTAGGCTACAGATGTCGCTGGTCTAGCTACCTTATTAATTATGACTTGGGGTGAACCATCAGTGAATGTCGCTGTAGTTGATGAGCTATGCCACAGTCTATAATACGACAGATCAAAGTCAGTTGAGGCAGTCCAAGCAAAGAATAGAGTACCACCAGATAACTGCTTCTCAAAGGTAGATGGAGCAGATGGGCCAGTAGTATCAGCCTCTACAGTCTTCTGTGCATCTGTAAATTCACCTTTAACACCAAAGGCATTGATAGCTCTAGCTCTGACATCGTAGACTATTGTACCTGCTGCACCAGCTAGAGGTGTCTCAATATCTAAGATCTCAAATCTACCTAAGTCACCTGTGCCTAAGACACTGTAAGTAGACTCTGTAGACTTCTTAAACTCTACCTCAACGTAATCTACACGTTCAAAGGCTGTAGCTGATACATTAACTACAAGGACGTTAGTTACATGCTCGTTGATAATTCTATACTCTTGAGTAAGAGCTACAGCTACAGGTGGTACATCAAATGGTGATGGTAAGGTTGTATTATCACTCTCGTATACTGCACCATCAGAAACTTCATCAAAGACAGATTCACTGATCTCTCTGAGGGTCATACTTGTTAGAATATCGTACTCATCTCTAATACCAAAGTCCCAAGTGACAACCTCAAATTCTTTATTATCAAAACCTAGTCTGGTGTTGGTAAGACGTATGATGTCACCAACTTGAACTTGAAAAGCCCTCATACCAAAGGTAGCTTGCACAGTAAGTTGTTGTCTATTACGTTCTAATGTAATACGGGCTAGGCGTCTAGCTTCAGTTGTATTATCTGTAAATGGTAATTCTAAGTCAATTACACTCTCTTGACCACCATCAGCAGCTAAGAGTGCATCATAAGTAGCTGAGTTAAGGATAGGCACTTGAGGGAAGTCAGATGGTTGATAGTCACTCTCTGGTCCTCTAAATGTCCCCTTGACAACATTGAAATTCTCTCTACGTGAATGTCTTGTAGAGATTTGTATCCCTGACCTAAGATCATCCTCATTAAGATCTAATACTGGGTCTGTATAGTAAGCTGGCTTCATTCTCCACTTACCTTGAGCATACCATAGTAAACCACCCATAGAAGTGGATAAATTAATGATGGCATCGTAGGGCGTAGTATTAGTGGTAAATGCTCCATTAAGAGAGAACTTAGTTCCACCTGATAGAGCAGGATAGTTTAAGTGATCACAAACATTAGCCGCTATAGTGACAAGATCATCATCTACACTCTCAATGTCTTCACTAAGACCGTAATTATAGATGGTTGTATTAGTACCCTCTTTACCTGATGTAAGGTAATCTCTCATACACAAAGCTGGATTATCTGACCAAGCTGTAGTGCTTGTACGAGGGTCGTATACTTTCTTACCCTTAATTATAGCAGTTATCTCAGGAAAACCGTTAGGGAAAACATCAGCGTCAAACTCTAATCTGACGTAAAGATAAGCTGTAGCTAATAACTTGCAATCTGTAGTCCACTTTGCAGGGGGAGCTAAACCACCTAAATCTGAGGATGTAACGGCGGTCTGTGTAGTAGTTCCTAGCTTCTTAACTATCTTAACCTTACCGGCATACTTAGCTGGGGCCGTAACATCATTACCACTTAGAGTAAGAACTTCATCGTTGAAATAGATAGTCTCAAACTCTTCTATCTCATGTCCAGCAAAAGCTAACACAGTGTGTAAGTATTTGTTGTTATCTGTAGTTCCTTGGAAGACTATACCACTAGCTATTCTAATCTTACCATAGATAACCTGATGAGGTAGAGTAGAACCCCTTTGAGTTATTAGATAACCCTGATCTCCACCTTTGAGTTTTGGATCTGGCGCTAAGGCTTTAGTCAAAGCAATGGCAGTAACAGTTCCTACATATGCCGCTGCAAGAAAACCTAAACTAACCCCGCCCGTAAATGGGGCAGCTACTAAAGCTGCAACTACCGCAACGGCACCAGCTAGATTAGCATCTTCATCTAAGAAATCAATATCTATACCAAAGATAGCCATTAGCTTTCAGAACTCCTACCCCAAGCAAGTTTCTGGTCTTGCATATCAGCTACAAAATCAAACCCTGCATCTGTAGACGCACCAGCTATATCCCTAGACCTTTGGTACTGAGCAGTATACCTAGCAACTCTAGCTCTCTCTAGGTCAATCAGTTTATTCTCAACCTTAACTCTTATAGTACCAGTATCTGCACCCTCTTCAATATTCATCTGATCCATATAACCAGTAAATATTTCGGTTAGGCCAGTTGATCTATCCTCTAGCTCAATACGTGAGCCATCTTCTAGGAGAATAAAGTTAGTACTCTCTTTCTGTAGACTACCCTTAGCGAACATGCCAAAGTATATCTTACAGGTTCTGCCTTGATATGGGGTACTGAGAGCTAGAGCTAATACCTCAGAGGGCATACCTGTAATAGTAATATCTGCACCTCTAGCAGCAGTTTCTGTAGTTTCTTCTACAGAAGATATGCCTAATATAGTTCCAGCACCTGTCCAAGAAACCCCTTCAAAGGTAAGAGTACCTACACCTGTCCATAGACGTAAGACATTATCAGCATCAAAGTTCATCTCAACAGCAAAGAAGGGGTAGATTACATTATCATCTAATGCATCAACTATTGTTGTAGGTAGAACTCTCGACATTACTGTAGAGCCTCTATTGCGTCAAAAGAGATACCATAGAAACTAGCATTGTCTATAGACCAAGAAGTAGTGTTATTGCCAAGTCTAAAGACACCTTTAGGGCTACTGTAGATTACAGTCTCACCTGAGTATGTACTTCTTAGGTCAGGCCAGATCTCTAAGTTACCACTACCACTTTGGTCTACTAACACTTGGTGTAGTCTAGCAGCAGATCCTGTACCTAATTGAATATAGTCACCAGCTAGTAGAGTACCTGTCATAGTAACTGAAACTGTGCTATCCCCTGCTGTACCTGATAAAGTAGGTGTACCACTCACTGTACCTCTAGGTGTAACATAGTCAGGGTCACCCAGTAGAAATGTTCCTACAGAACCCTTAAGGGCTACCAGCATAGCTTTCCAATCAGCAGCTAGATCCCTACGCACTGAGGGAATACTGACTGAGGCACTCCAGATTTGACCCTGATGAGCTACGACCTGTTGCTTATATGTAAAGGGAGACTGAGAGACAGCTACAGCATTCATAGCACGTAGTTCAATACTCTCTATGCCAATAGTTGTAGGTGTATTAAGAGGGTAACTTATAGCCATGATTTATCCACCAAACGCTGCTTTCATTGCGCCACCTCTGCGACGAGAATCTACGAT